CTTTGTGTGCCTCAACGCATCCAGGAATATTGACAATAGGAGTCCCTACCTCCATAGTAACTGGAGGTAGGGCAGGTAATGCAATGGGTGGATCTGATGACATCCACTTTGGAATATCATAGATTACAACATCACGTATTTTCAAATTATTAAGACGAATATCAGGGATGGGCATCAGTCAACTAAAGTTCCGTGTGCTCTCCTTATTTCTTTTAACTCTTCAAAATTCTTTTGTTTAGTGCCGCCATCATATGCCCAGGCATATCCTTCAGTGATCATTTGTTCGTTGAGTGAGAGTTCGGCATCTCCAATGTACAACCACCCAAGTAGACGACCATACTTACCCATGCCGCCGACAAGCTCAGTACGAATAACAAGATCATCATCACCTTCGATTGCTCCTTCTAGTTGTGATTTCATCCAATTAGTTGCATCAATGCCCAGTTCTTTTTCATCCAGGTCTCTAGTTCTTTTTTCTGGAGTATCTACCCCTGCAACTCTAACTCTTTCTTTCTTATATAAATCAAACCCAAGGTCAATTGTAACATCAATAGTGTCGCCATCAACAACACGATTAATCTCTATTACTCGAAAGTTGTAACATGACTTCCGACTGGGTGGAACCATTGCGCCCATGATTGATCTCCTTTGAGTCTGCTGATGCTATTATGCCTATGATGAATGTTGCTGCTGCAATTACTGCACCAGCACCGGCAACCCAACGTTCCAATACGCGAATACGATCACGAAGTTTTTCAATTTCTTCGTTAGTGTCATCAACACGTTTATGAACCATTTCAATGCGGCGAATAGAATTCTCTAGAGTGCTGTCCATTACAGCAATCTTTGTATCCTGCTCTGCATCTTTATTCGTAAGGTCACTCATCTTTCAATTCATCGAAAGCCATACGCATTATATAGACAATGTAATACGTAACTCCAGCAAGAAGTATGATTAAGGAGATAATTACCGACCACACAGGATCGGTTACACTATCAAGTGGTCTAAGAATAAGGTTCAACAGTCGCTAATAAATGAATTTACTTGTGAACCTGCCTCAGAACCAATATTCTGTCCAAGAAGTAACGCCCATCCACCAGCTAACCATCCAATATAAGGAACACTTGACACTGCAGGGACAATGACTCCAGCGGCAATACTAGTTCCTGCCATCGCACCTTGTGATCGTGCTCCAGCGTCCGCCGCGATACACTCTGCGCTTACACCTCCGATCTTTCCCACTTCACCTATTTCACCTCCCAAGTTTCTAGTGCCTTCCCTCGTATATTGATCCCTACGATATTCAGATCTTTGCTCTCTTCCCCCACCAAAAAATCCTGTACGTTCTTTATTCATATCTAAAGATCTTTCCGATTGTAAAACCTTAGGATCATCTGCATGATACTCAATACTGTAACCATCCTTCCCTGCTTCTATTTTATAAGAAGAATACGGACCATGAGGAATATTGATTGTAGGAACTTCAACGACCCGTTCAGGTTGTTCGCGAATAAGATATCCTAACAATCCGATGTGGGCGATTGCAATAATACCACCCACACTAACAGCAGTCCATTTTAGAGAAAGTTTCATGGTTACATCTTGTACGTATCGTTTGGTTTATCTACCTTTAAGGTGACCGGTGCTTGCTCGATACGGAGAGTTTGATGTGGTGCAGTTTGTGCTGCTGCCTGAATCAATCTTTCCATATCACCCTTACTTATACCACCACCAGATCCATTTGCTTTCTTGCCAGCTTGAACCCCAAAAGTAGCTAAAACCCCGGTGAAGACACTGGCTATGAAGGTGGGATCGAGTTTTTGTTCTGGTATTCCAAGTGCAGGTGGTAGTTTAATGTACGCCAACGTGAGGATTCCACCAGACCATACAAGAATACCAAGCCTGACAAAAGTAGACAGAATTGCAAGTTGTTCTTCCTTATCATCTGTTGCCTCCTTTATCTTACCAAGAAGACCTTTCTTTTTAGGTTCTTCTTTCTTTACTTCTTCCTTCTTTACTTCGTCAGGCATTAGTCACCAGCAGAGGCAACTTTATTTAGCGAGAAAACCGTTCTTAACCAACCATTCGCGGGTCATAGGTGTAGGATCATAGTCTGTCCACATAGTCCCACGAGCACAAGATTCAAGTGCGTACTGTGTCATCTTTTCAGTACGACCAGCCCATTGTGCTTCTGCTTCCCATGGCACTGCAGATTCTGGATAAGTTCTTTCTGCCATAACACGCCATAACATAGGCACTTCATCTTCAGGTTTGATAATGGCAATCATACTATTCTCAATAGTTCCTGCCATACAATCTTGTGCAGCATGCCATCCCTCATGCCTCATCACCATCATCAATGTGGCGGGATCATCCATATACCTCTCATTGAGAAAGAAATTATTACCCACAGTATGATAAACACCACGATGCATAGCAGGAAAGTATTTTGAATCTGCTAGAAACACCTTAACTCCGACCTGATTAAGGGCAACGAGCATTCCGTGGAACTCGTCAGCAACGATATTATAATCACGATTGGGATACTGATCACCAATATCGTGGATACTGAAAACTTCTTCGATTCCATCAGTGCATTCGCGTAGTAGCATACACCCCATAGAATCCATAGTATTAAAACCCTTGGTGAGTTTAGGGTCGGCAAGTGCAGGAGCAGACATACTAACTGCCACCAGCAAACTCATAATAATTTTTTTCATATCAGAAAGGAAGACCAATACCGCCTGTGGAAGGAATAGCGCCGCCAGTGGCACCAGGAAGTTCTGGCATAGAACCACCTAACATTCCTGGAAGTGCATCTCCAACAGCACCCATTGCTGCTTTGGTGACATTTTCTTTAACTTGTTCGATGATAGCATCACGTTGGAGATAAACAACTGTTCCTCCGCCGACAATACCAGCAGTTCCCACAAATGATAGAACTGCTAAAACATTAATTACCTTTTGCATAATAAGCCTCGTAGTATTTTACAATCCCCGCGCAGTGCATATTGCCTTGCGACACCCAGTCTTGAGCACACTCGTAGATTGATTGACTGGTGTATTTAGGAGTGGGACCATCCATTTGACCTCCAAATTTTGAGAGGAGGATTTTTAATGCTTGCTCACGTACTTTCATTTTCTCGTCTTCGTAGCGCCAATCATCGATGGACATTTTCGGAACCGCCTAGAAAGTTTTCTGAACCGCCAATAGGATCTAACTGCAAAGTTGTAGCAGAACTCTTGGTTGCAATCTCATACATCAATTGATGAATGTTTTCAGGTTCACTGGATTTGTCATCTTGCAACTCTGGACGTAACCACCATCCATCATGGTAATCATCATTGATGTGTTCGTATTCCATTTGCATCTCAGTTTTTGGAGGATCTTCAAACCAATCATCGTGTGGGGTCAAAGTAGGAGCAGGGACACCGGTATATCCAAAAAAACCGTATCCTTGAGTATAGTGACTTGGACCACACTCAAATGGAGGTGCTTCTAATCGATCACAATCAATAAGTTTCTCGTCAATCAAACACTCAATGTCTTCTTCTTTAAAGACACCTGCTTTCTTTTTAAGAAGAGTGGTTTGTGTCTCAAAAAATTGTTTGAGTTTCTCAATCATGATTGCCAGTGATAGTGATAGAAGTTTCCTCTAGTATCGCACATTGGATCATGAGATGCAACTCGATATCCGAGCATACTCTGACCTTTGAAGTCAGTCCTATCACCAATGATATTATATGCCTTCATAAGGTTTTTAGTTCCCTCTGAAGAACTGAGTTTATTTACCACGATTGTGCTTGCAACGGGTCTCCATTTCAGGAAACCCTCATATTGTCCAGGGGCATAAACCACATCAGCGACAGTGTTAGGATATTTTGGTGACCTGACACGATTGAGCACAGAAACTGCTACACAATATTCATCAAAAGTTCCTCTTGCTGCTTCAACTTGAATTGTCCTAGCAAGATGAACATAATCCACTGCAGTCAAAGCAAGAATGGTCTCAAGCATAAAAATAGGGAACATGTCCGATAAACAGTTCCCGTATTATAGAATATTTAATTGTCTATGTCAAGATGGTGACGGTGCATAAAGTGGTTGCATCATCCCACCGTCTGATCCATCATCGTCTTCGTCTTTGCTCGCCAAAGCAAGCATAAGAAAGTATGGTGTGATGATGAAGATCAGAGTCTGAAGTAGTGTCCAGTCATAAGTCATGATCGTCTTGCAACTGCGGCGATTGGAATTAGCATCAGCAGTGCTGCTACTACAAATCCCATCACACTACTCCAGGAATGATTTGTCCACTAACTGCATAAACCAAAC